AAGCGAAAGATTCCTGATGATGTTCTGCCTCGACTATTCTTCATTGACAACATCAAGAACATAGAGCAGATCTCTGAGAAGATGAAGGATCGAATCAAGTCAGAAGAGCCTCGACTGGTGCTACCTTTCTACACGAAGGATCTACAGCTATCGGGAATGACTTGTCGTGCACTTGGAGATGAGCAGCTCCGATATATAACAGTCAAAATCAAAAGCGACGAGTTGCTAGTGTTTGGTATGGATGTAGTTGATGAGTCAAAGCATATCTATGTGGTAGAAGGCCCCATCGATAGTTTGTTTATAGATAATTGCATTGCAGTATCAGGTACAGGATTCAATAAACTTGAACTCCTACCTTTCAAGAAAGAGGACATGACAGTCATAGTTGACAATCAACCTCGCAACAAGGAAGTATGTAAGGTATATAATGATCTGATTGCAAAAGGTTATCGGATTGTGATCTGGCCTCAGAGTCAAAAAGAGAAAGACATTAACGATCTCATACTTGCAGGAAAAACAAAAGCACAAGTTAAGTCGATTATAGACAAGAACGCCTGTGCAGATTTGCAGGCAAAGGCAAACTTCTTTACTTGGAAGAGGTGCTAATGAGCGACGAAGAAACTAAAGAGAGGAGGTCGAGACGACTTCACCAAGAACAAGCAGCAATCAAACGACAAATACAAATAGCAAAGACAAACCACACTCCCGACACTTACATAACGGAACCTCATAGGTACCACAAGCATCATGTGATGAACTGTGGTAATCCAAAGTGTCATATGTGTGGCAATCCTCGAAAAGTATTTAAAGATAAAACCATTCAAGAACTTAGTTTTGAGCAAACCGATAAGTGGGAGTGACATGAAAGTTACATTAGTTAGTTATTCAAAGCCCTCAGCAGATATTCAGAAGGAAGGTCTCTATGCCATACAGGAACTCATTGCGTATTGTGCCCGTGTGTCCAATCCTTCAAACCAGTTTAACACCGAAACGTCTGAGAAACTTATTCATTACCTTGTCAAACACAAGCACTGGAGCCCCCTTGAAATGGTCTCCGCCTGTCTCGAGATTGAAACTACCCGAGATATCGCTAGACAAATTCTTCGCCATAGAAGTTTTAGCTTTCAGGAATTCAGTCAACGGTATGCGGACCCCACCAAGGAATTGGATTTCATTTTACGAGAAGCAAGATATCAAGACAACAAGAACAGACAGAACTCTGTCTCTCTTGATTTGACAGACGACAAAAACAGGCAGATCGCTTACCAATGGGAGCAGATGCAAACTAGAGTTATTACTGAAGCCAAGAATGTATATGAATGGGCAGTATCAAAGGGAATAGCAAAAGAACAGGCGAGGGCTGTTCTGCCTGAAGGCAATACTATCTCTCGCCTGTATATGAATGGCACATTACGATCATGGGTACATTACATTGAACTTAGAAGCGGCAATGGGACACAGAAAGAACATGCAGACATTGCAAAAGAATGTGCGAAGGTCATTGCAGGTATCTTTCCCCTAATGCAAACCTTTGTGGAGCAATAATGAATACAAGAGATGATGTAAAAAACTTTATGATTGCAGCTGAACACACTGTAAGCGATGAATTACAGGGTACCTTCACGCAGCAAGCTATGATGTATCACGATTTAATCAAAGAAGAATTTTTTGAGCTGGCAATGGCGATAAGAAAATTTGATATGGTTGAAACAGCAGATGCTTGTGCAGATCTCATTTGGGTTATTGAAGGTTTGTGCCACTCATTGGGTATCCCATTGCAGAAAGTTTGGGATGAAGTCGCAAGATCAAACATGTCTAAGTGTATCAATGGCAAGCTAATCAAACGAGAAGATGGCAAGGTTTTGAAACCCGATACATATTCACCTCCAGATATTAAAACAATTTTAACAAAGTAATAGGGATTCGTATGGGTACAAATATTGTGCATCGGGTTGCTGTAGACTTTTCAAGAGATTCCCTTTTTGATGACCTAGGGTTAAAAAGGCTCCGTGAATCTTACATGCGTGATGATGAAAACTCACCACAAGAAAGGTTTGCTTATGTCTCAAAAGTATTCTCTTCCTCGCAGGAACATGCTCAAAGGTTATATGAGTACAGCAGTCGTCATTGGCTCAGTTATTCTACTCCCATTCTCAGTTTTGGGCGTAGCAGTCGCGGCCTTCCTATATCATGCTTTCTCCCTTATCTACACGATAGTGCAGAGGGTCTGGTCGATTGTTTGGCGGAAGTAAATTGGCTCTCAATGTTAGGAGGCGGTATTGGTATCGGAATTGGAATTCGTTCTGCTGACGATAAGTCAGTTGGGGTTATGCCTCATCTTAGGACATATGATGCATCTTCGTTGGCGTACAGGCAAGGCAGGACTCGGAGAGGTTCTTACGCTGCCTATCTTGATATCAGTCATCCTGATATTCTTATTTTTCTCGAAATGAGGAAACCGACGGGCGACCAGAACATGCGTTGTTTGAACTTGCATCATGGTATAAACATCACCGACAACTTCATGCAGATCATTGAAAGGTGCATGCTTGATCCTAACTGTGATGATACATGGGAGCTGAGAGATCCACACAACAGTCAAGTTCGAGATAAAGTTTCTGCTAAGGAGCTTTGGCAGCGTATTCTTGAGATGCGTATGCACACAGGTGAACCCTATCTACATTTTATTGACACCAGCAATAGTCAGATGCCTGAGTTTCAAAAAAAGTTGGGTCTGTCTATCAAACAGTCAAACTTATGTAGCGAGATCATTCTACCCACTGACAAAGATCGTACTGCTGTCTGCTGTTTGTCATCTGTCAACCTCGAATACTTTGATGAGTGGAAAAATGATAAAAACTTTTTGCGGGACATTGCAGAAATGCTAGATAATGTGTTACAATACTTTATTGATCATGCCCCCGAACCTGTGCAAAGGGCAAAGTATTCAGCGATGCGAGAGCGTTCTATCGGAGTCGGTGCTTTGGGGTTTCATGCATACTTGCACAAGAAAAACCTTCCCTGGGAGTCACCTCTTGCAATCAGTTCGAATCGTAGGATGTTCAAACACATCCGCGAAGGTCTAGATGTTGCAAACATCGAACTTGGAAAGGAGAGAGGTGAGGCACCTGACGCTGTTGGTACCGGTAAAAGGTTTAGCCACATGCTTGCTATTGCTCCTAACGCATCTTCTAGTATCATCATGGGCAACACCAGTCCTTCAATTGAGCCCTATCGTGCTAATGCTTATCGACAGGACACCCTCTCGGGTGCTCATCTAAACAAGAATAAGTTCTTAGACGCAATCATCAAGGAGAAGTGTGATGCAGACAAACGATTGGATTATCAAGATATCTGGTCAAGTATCATTGCTAACGACGGATCAGTACAGCACCTTGACATACTATCTGACTGGGAAAAGGACGTATTCAAAACGGCTATGGAGATTGACCAGCGCTGGATTGTGGAGCACGCAAGTCACCGACAAAGTTACATTGACCAAGCACAATCCCTTAACCTCTTTTTCAGGCCTGACGCTAACATAAAATATCTTCACGCTGTACACTTTCAAGCATGGAAACAAGGACTCAAGACTTTATACTATTGCCGTTCAGAAAAGATCGGAAAAGCAGATAAAGTCTCTAAGAAGATCGAACGAGAAGTTATTCAAGAACTAGATTTGAAGGCACTTGCAGAAGGTGATGCTTGCTTAGCCTGCGAATAGTATCCTTCGCAGATAATTGAAACTTGTGAAGGATATAAATAGTCCATAACAAAGGAGGGTATATGGACTATTTAAAACTCTATAATAATATTATAAAGACAAGAAAATCTAGGTTAGAACATACAGAATACTGTGAAAAACATCATATTTTACCTAAATGTTTAGGAGGAACTGATGACAGCGATAATTTAGTTATTCTTACATATCGAGAACATTATCTTGCACATTGGCTACTCACAAAAATCTATCCAAAAGAACCTAAAATTCATTACGCCTTTTTGTGCATGCTAAGGGACCCCCACGGCAATAGAAAGCTAACATCTAAGATGGTTCACAACATTAAGACTCATTATTCAGAATTTAAACGATGGCATTCAAAAATAGAAAATCCAGGAAAAAGTGAAAATTCTAGAAAAAAAGCATTTGTTAGAATGTCATCAGAAGAAAATCCGATGAAAAAGTTTCCAGAAAAAAATCCATTTTTAAATAATAGTTTTGTAAAAGGTAGGACGTGGTATAACAACGGGGTCGATAATTTATATTTGTATCCGCATGAAACAATTCCTGAGGGTTACGTAAGGGGGATGAAACCATATACCCGAAAAAGAAATGGCAAAGATTCAAATCATAAATGATATTAATGTAAACACCCTACAACTAACACAGGAAGTGAGATGAAACTAATTAGATTTACAGCATCTTGGTGTCAACCTTGCAAAGCGCTAGCGAAAAATTTAGAAGCAGCAAACTTAGACATTCCAATTGAAGTAGTTGATATCGATATGCATGATGCAATGGCTATTGAGTTTGGTATTCGTTCTGTGCCCACTTTAGTTTTGTTTGAAGAAAAAGAAATTGCAAGGTTGGTTGGTGTTCACAGTTCAGAAAAAATCAAGCAGTGGGTTAAACAATAATGGCGCACTTGGTAGCAAATCTTCCTCCTATCCATTGCTACATTAGAAAGGAGTTTCTCTATGACTTTCAAAGAGGTCATGGTGAATACGAACCTTGTATTTGGGTAAGCATCAAATCTATTCGAGGTCAGGCATTTCGAATTGAATCATACTTGCCCAACTACGGGGCTGTGTACGATAAGCTACCCCTTCATGCGTATGTGTCTCGGAACGAGGATCTAGAAACTGAAAAATTTTTATCGCTAGACAGTTTACAGATTTGGGATTGTTTTAGTCATGATGTTACTGTGATCAAGAAAGCATTCTTAGGAAATCTAACTGCGAAGTTTTTTGCAAAAGACAAGCAATGGTATTCTGGGCAATATTTGTTCACGGTTGACAACGGATTTAGTGATCCCAATACACTTGATACCACTTATGCAGAATGGCCTGAGGATCATAAGTCATTTAACTTCATTCAACTAGACAACGGACAGTATGCCGCACAACCCAACAATCGGACATTGTTTCTTGATGCAGCATCTAACCCGCCCAAACTGCTGTTCCCTGACTTCAAGGTTTGTACAAAGACCTATCGCGTAGAAACGAATCCCAAATGGGCGTTAGGCAATACCGATGATGTAATGTATGAAACCCAAAAGGAGAAAACATATGGCACCCAAAAAACAAAAAGCAAAACTAACTGATAGTAGAACAAGCTACAAACCTTTCTCGTATCCTTGGGCCTATGATGCGTGGTTAGCTCACGAACAGGCCCATTGGTTACATACCGAAGTTCCAATGATCGAAGATGTGAAGGATTGGAAAAACAAACTGACTGAACATGAGAAGTATTTTCTAACGAACATCTTTCGTTTCTTCACACAAGGGGACATAGATGTAGCAGGCGGGTATGTGGGAAACTATCTTCCTCACTTCCCCCAACCTGAAGTGCGTATGATGCTGCTAGGATTTGCTGCCCGGGAGGCTCTACATGTTGCGGCGTACAGTCATCTGATTGAGACGCTAGGCATGCCTGAAACAACCTACAACGAGTTCATGCAGTATGATGAGATGCGTAAGAAGCACGAATATCTAAACGATCCATTGAACATGAAAGTTGATACTACAAGCATCGCTCGCAACATCGCCTTGTTTAGTGCCTTTACAGAAGGGATGCAATTATTTAGTTCCTTCATCATGCTGTTGAACTTTCCGCGCCATGGAAAGATGAAGGGCATGGGGCAGATTGTAACCTGGAGCATTGTTGATGAGACAATGCATGCCGAAAACATGATCAAACTGTTTAGAACATATGTGGAAGAAAATAGAGAAATTTGGAACGACGATCTCAAATCTCAAATCTACACTCTTGCAACAAGAATGGTTGAACTCGAAGATAGTTTTATTGATCTATCATTTAGGATGGGCGGTATGCCTGATCTATCTGCTGATGATGTTAAACGCTATATTCGTTATATTGCTGATCGCCGCCTTATTAGTTTGGGCCTCAAGGGCATAATGAAAGTTAAAAAGAATCCTCTCCCTTGGGTTGAGGAAATTATCAACGCCCCGATTCATACGAACTTCTTTGAGAACAAAGCTACTGACTATGCAAAAGGAGCATTGTCAGGATCTTGGGAAGAGGTGTGGGGCAAAGCAGCTTAGGAGTTATTATGCGTTACAAACTGTCGCCGCAATACAAAAAGTCCGCCTGTGATGTTGAAAACTGGTTCAAAGAAGAGAATGGCGAGAAGATGTGGATAGAAAGAGAAACGGGTTGGCGTTGGGCCCATAGTACCTTTGAGTCTGAAACACCTCCCGATATTGATTTGAAAAATGAACATGGGTTTAATGTT